GACAAAGTTTCACTAAGTTCAATGCAGAATGCAAATCGTATCAAGACTTCCCATTTCACTTGTTGATGACGGGTGAATGTAAAGTTATTGATGGTTGGATCAAGCAACTAATGGATGTTGCTGAAACAGACGATTGCTCTATTCTTTTCATGAAGTTCAATAGAAAAGGAAAGTTTGTAGCTGTAGAATCTAAGTTTACTTGGATTGCAGACAACTTTGTTCACTATCGTTCTGATACAACAGGCGAGTGGATTATTATGGAATTTGATCACTTTTTTAGGCTCAACAAAGACCTTCTTAAACTTTACTCAGGCTCAACCGACACCAAGTCAGATGAAATCTTGACTATCAATACCTCGGCTACTTAACACAGAACCCTCTTACATTGATATGACTGTTACTCAGTCCTCCTTGAGGTCGCACCTTTGCTGACTGCGGCCAGATTCTGGAGTATGCTTGATCGTGAGGTCAAGGAATACCGACAAGGCTCTCGCACGGTAGGCGAACCTTGAATGAGTCTGCGAACTATTCTGTCTTGAATTCGTAGAACATGCGTTGCCGAAGAGTAAAGTGAGTTCCACTTTATAGCTTCACTACAGCCCCATTAAACTTTACAGGGCAACCGGTAGCGTTACACAGCACGTAAAGCTAGTGTGACGGGGGATAGACGGCAAGGGATGACGGGCCATGGCAATGACCTAAACCTTTGGTAGTGCTGAATAGCACTACCATGGCTTCTGAACCGGCAATGTATATTCCTTAAATGATATTGTGTTTTTATTGTTAAAAAGAATAGACCGAACGTAGTGCGGTCTAAGTTGTTCGTAGAACAACTCTTAATTAGAAGTAAGGAAGCTGAGACTTCTTAGTTATCTCAAGATTGTTTTCTATGAGTTTGGAAATTTCTATCCGTTCTGCTGAGGACATATTCAATATATCCTCATAGGAAGCACCGCCTCTCATGTGCCATGCCATTGAGAGCGCGGATGCTTTGGTTTCCTGAATTTCTTTATCGTATCTATCTAGCAGCTTCTTGATTTCTTCAGGTGGCGAATGTAGAAGCCTTAACCGAAAAAATCCGTTGGGTTGATAGCATAAGCCTGCTTATATTGGTGCCCGCAATTTGAACATGTGATATCTGCTGGCTTAATTTCAGTATCTTCTTTTAACACAGAACTATAGTCTCTTATTTTAATATATGCTTCTTTGTCACAATTCTTTAAGAAGTCTAAAATGTATGATTTGTCATCAACTATGCCATTTGGGGTTTCAACAAATTCAATTGTCTGAGAGAGGATATCCATTGTTAAGAAAGTGATTTTTTCTAATGCTTCCTTAACTGAATCATTTCTTAGGGCATCGTCTTCAATCTTGTATAGTTGATCAAAATGCTTTTGAACTTCAAATTGCGCCATTGATGCTTGATTCATTTCTCTGTACATCAACGGTCTGAATTTGATTTTTAATTCACCAATCTCTAACAGCTTACTGTAGTCGCCGGGCTTTAGGGTAGATAGAACCCCGACCAAATTTATACCATATGTAGATTCAGTGTCGCATTCAGGGCACTTAGAGTCAACATCTAATGTGTCGCCTCCGCTAGCAGCCCTAATACCAATTAATACTGCATCCATATCTATGCTGTTGATTGACCACGGGTCTTTGACAGCGGGAATGCAACTTTTGATAAGATCGGCCACTGCGGTGCCATTAAACAACGCATCAGGTGTTCTTGCCGAAATTTCATCAATTGCGGTCATTGGGTATACGGGGTATTCCCCCGTCTCAGAAGTTTCTATTACGTCAGATGAATAGTATTTTCCGCCAGACGGTAACCTAATATAAACTGCTGGTCTTCTAAAATACTGCTTTAGTGGATTGTTGTCCATGTTTTTTCCTTACTAGTTTGGATAAATTTTAGTACTAAATAATAATATATTTATTGGTAAAAAACGCCCAATTTTAAAACTTTGGAAGTACAAGTATGGATCCTGAAATTGTAGAACGCTTAAACGAACAGCTTAGGGAAATGGCTGACATATTAAGTCAGCAGAATGCTAGCATGGCTGCAATGGTTAAGAACATGCAGGATCAAGCCACTGCTGCTAAAAACCAAACGAATGCAACTAAAGCTAGCGGTGAAGCGTTTGAAGGGGTTACCAAAAAACAACAAGCATATCAGCAGGTTGAAGAAAGAAAAAATCAACAGACCGAACGTGCAAATCAAACTATACAGAGATTCAATGATGCAGTAGACTTCACTGCTGGCGCTGTCATGACACTTGGTAAAACTGTCATGGATAGTAACCATAGTTTTCAAAAATACAATGGTATATTAGGATCAGTCGGTGATACTGCACTTGAAGTGGGTAGAAATTTTGGTATTTTAGGGAGTATCTTAGGCGGAGTTGTCAAAGCATCAACTGCGGTACTAGGATATCAACTTGAACAGGCGGATGCGTTATTAAAATTCAATGACAATATATCTAAGATGGGTGCAGCTAATGCATTCAGTACCGATACTATACTTCAAATGGGCAATGCCGCCGGATTCGTCGCTAAAGACTTAGAAAAACTTTCCGGTCCTATGCAAAGATTGGGTTCTAACTTCAGAGCTATTGGACAGGGTGCAGTAGATTCCACTACTAGATTTATGGAAATGGTTAACGTCGGCTCTGAGGTTAGACAAGAATTTCAAAGACTGGGTTATAGCCAAGAACAACTAGTAGAAGCGCAAGCGGGATACATTGAATTAATGGGAACTGCCGGTCTTTCACTAAGATCGTTTAGTAAAGATTTCGGTAGTCTCAGTAAATTATCTACTGACTATGTAAAAAATCTACAAGTATTGAGTGAACTTTCTGGTTTGGACGTAGAAGAACAACAAAAAAGAATGCAAGCAGCCGCGGCTGACAGACAGTTTCAATTATATCTAGTAGAAATGAATAAAAAAATTGCGGCTGCTGGAACCGAAGAAGAAAAAAGAAGACTTTCCGAACAAGTAACTTTTGCAATGCAAGCTAAAGAACGAATCACCTCACAGCTAGGAGAAGAAGCTGGGCGTGGTTTTGGACAGATGCTAGCAGGGCAACCGGTAACGGAAGGTATAGCAACTATGGCTCTAACAGGTACGTCCGATGTAGTTAATGATTTGGCAGCCGCTGCACGAGAACTCCGCCTTACGCCTGAACAAATGGCCCGTTCTCAGAATGAAATTAATAACAAGTATATCGGTCTTGTTGAAGAAGGTGGTGCATTCCGAACAGCCGTATCGGTTAGTGATGAGTTTAATCAGCTAATGGGCGGTGATCGTGCCCTTGCAGAAAATGTTAGATTGCAAAATTTCAACGAAGAACAAGTTACTAAAGACATACAGGATAGGATAAAAAAGAACGAAGAAGGAAAAGGTCCTGCAGCAGAAGATCGTCGCCAAGAAGCTAGAAATAAATTAACAGAAGCAGAGATTTATGCCCGTACTAAAGTAGACGAACTAGCTGCATCCATTGGATTTACTACTCCTATTGTTCTTGGACTTGCAGCCGCAGCAGGAATCGCTGCCTTAGCTCTGGGTAAATTAGCAATGTCGGGGCGCGGCGCCGCCGGAGCAGGTGGCAGAGGCAGCGGAGCCGGAGCAGGTGGCAAGGGAGACAAAGGCGGCAAGGGCGGCAAGGGCGGCGGTGCCCAACCCAGAGACGCTAGAGGCAGATGGACAACTCCAGCCCCCGAAACTCCATCTAAGTTAGGGGGAATGGCAAAAGGCGCCGGAAGAGTGCTGGGTAAGTTAGCGGCACCACTTGCAATTGGTATGTCTTTGTATGACGCATATCAAGGATTCGGTGCTGATGCAAATGCTTCTTTGGGTCAAAAATTCAAGAATGCTGGTAGTAGCGTACTTGGTGGTCTAACGTTTGGGTTGTTAGGATCAAATCCGGCAGATATTGCTGCTCAGGCAGCACAGCAAGGAAATCAACCGCCGCCTGCCCCGCAGCCTGAAGAGCCGCAGTCTGAAAATCAACAAACTAGAGAGTATGTAGAAACTCAATTTAATAAATCAGTGGCGGCATTTGGCTCAGTTGTGACCTCGTTCGCAAAAACAGTCACTGCCTTTGCTACCACTACTAAAGCATTTGCAACATCAACAAAGTCATTTGCAACATCAACTAAGAAATTAGGAGAAATAATAAAAGCTGAAACTAAAAATCCAATATTGGATGCAGTTGTTAAGCGCCTAACAGGAGTTGACCAGCCTGAAAGATTGCAGAAAAGACAAACTACTTTAGAATCTATACTAGGAAGAAGCCTCTTAGAGACTGAAGACAATCTATCTCCTCTAGAAAAATTTGAGAAAGCAATAGAATCATCAACTACTAATTTGATTTCACTTAGAGAAGCAGAACTTAACAGACATAATCTAAATGAAATATCCATGAAGCAGTTTAGAATAAGTGTAGAAGATGCTTCTAAAAAGTTAGATATGATATCGGGAATCACTAGAGATTATGGTCCTGGTGGTGGCGGCGGTGGTGGCGGTGGTGGCGGTAGCGCCATTACCGGCAATGTAGGTGTTCTTGACGCCATTGCTCAAGCTGAAGGAACATACAATACAGGGTATAACACATCATTAGGACATGGTGCATACTTACCCGGTGGCAGAGAAATGAACTTAACTAGTATGACTTTGAGCCAAGTACTTGATGCTCAAAGGGGAATGTTAAATCATCCTGACAATAACTTTAATAGCTCCGCGATGGGTCGCTATCAGATTGTTTCAACTACTCTTAGAGATGCTGCTAGAAATTTAGGAATGGACCTTGAAACTACTAAATTTGATCAGGCCACTCAAGATAGAATGGCAATGTGGATACTTGAAAAGCAAGGTCTTGGTGCATGGGAAGGATTCAAGCGACACCCTGAGTTACGTGCGCGGGCAGAACAAGCAATGCGTGAAGGTCCAACAACCGGACCGTCGCTCCCAAATCCCTTTGATCTATTTCAAGATGCCTTCAGTCAAACTCAAGCTAACACCGGTGGTATTGTTGGGTTAGGAAAACAATTACAATCAGAGGGTTTGGTGATTTCTGGACACACTCAATTTGGTGGTAGACCGGCTAGAGGAAAGCACGCTAGGAATTCAAGACACTACAAAGACTTGGCAATAGATATCAATGCTCCTGGTGGAATAACTGAAGCTAACGACCCTGTATGGAAAAACAAATTTAATGATTTAGCCTTCCGAATACAACGAGCAGGTTTTGCGGTAAAGTGGAATGATGATGCCAACCACAGAGATCACATTCATGCATCTGTTGGTCCGTCCGAAGGAAATATTGTTCGTGCCGCAAAAGGAGGAATTTTTGACGGACCAAAAACCGGATACCCCGCAGAGCTACATGGATCAGAAATGATCGCTCCGTTAAATACTAATTCCGTGCTGATGAAGTTGGCTAAAACGCCTGCTGAGTCAGAAGAGGTTAAGCAGGTCATGAAGCCTACCAGTAGTATTGAAAAAGAAACAATTGAAAAGATATTCAGTATGAATTCTGAAATGATGGATACTATGATTAGTAAATTAGATAACATGGTTGAGGCTTTAAGTGACGGTAATGATACCCGTAGAAAGATATTAAAGAATAGTCAGTGATAACATAAATACTGATTGAAAAGTGAAGAATTCTACCTATGGCATATAAGAAAAAGTTTTTAAACAAGAGCGGTGTTTCAAGCCCTATTTCTGGCATTAACAGTAATAGCGGTGCTTGGAATGGTCAGAATGGAATGCCTACTGGTGGGTACAACAATACTGAATTCGGTTATAAGAACTATATGTCTAGACTTCCAGAAGTCTATACAGGTCACCCAAACAGAATTGAGCGTTACAACCAATATGAAATGATGGATGTTGACGCTGAAATCAATGCATGTTTAGATATCATTGCAGAATTCTCAACTCAAAGAAATGAACATAACAAGACTCCATTCAGCTTTGAATTCAAAGAAGACCCTACTCCTCACGAAGTAGAACTGTTGACTAAGCAATTGCAGCAATGGTGCAAGCTCAATGAGTTTGATGTTCGTATGTTCAAGATTTTCCGTAACGTTATTAAGTATGGGGATCAAGTATTTGTACGTGATCCCGAAAACTTTAAACTTTATTGGGTTGACATGGTTAAGGTTATTAAGGTAATCGTTAACGAAAGTGAAGGTAAGTTACCTGAACAGTATGTCATCAAAGATATCAATATTAACCTACAAAACTTGAGCGTTGCACAAAAGACGAATACCGACTTCGCTGCTAATCCTGCTACAGGGTTAGGAGGTACAGGTGGTGGCACCAACACTCCTTATACTGTTCCTGCAATGCCATATAACACTACGGGTTCACGTTTTACATTAGGACAGAGTGAGTCTGCGGTAGACGGTAAGCATATAGTTCACTTGAGTTTGACAGAGGGGCTTGACAGATTTTGGCCCTTTGGTCAGTCAGTGCTAGAGAACATCTTTAAGGTCTACAAGCAGAAAGAACTATTAGAAGACGCTGTTCTAATCTATCGTGTACAACGTGCTCCTGAACGTAGAATGTTCAAGATTGACGTTGGTAACATGCCAAGTCACTTAGCAATGGCATTCGTAGAACGTGTTAAGAACGAAATTCACCAGCGCAGAATCCCTTCATTGTATGGTGGCGCAAGTATTGTTGACGCTACGTACAACCCATTATCAATGAACGAAGACTACTTCTTCCCAGTAACAGCAGAAGGTCGTGGTTCAAGCGTTGAAGTTCTTCCAGGTGGGCAAAACTTAGGCGAGATTGATGACTTGCGTTACTTCAACAATCGTCTTGCTCGTGGTCTACGTGTTCCGTCATCATACTTGCCAACTGGCCCCGATGACAATACTACACCATTGAGTGATGGTCGTGTTGGTACTGCTATGATTCAAGAATTTAGATTCAACCAGTATTGCGAACGTCTACAGAACTACATGGCATTGAAGTTTGACGAAGAATTCAAACTATTCTTGCGCTGGAGAGGCTTCAACATTGATACAAGTCTGTTCCAATTAGTATTCAATCCTCCGCAAAACTTTGCTGCATATCGTCAAAGCGAACTAGACAACGCACGAGTTGGTACATTTTCTAGCATGGAAGCATTACCTTACATTTCAAAGAGATTTGCAATGGAGCGTTTCTTAGGTCTAACCGAAGAAGAAATTAAGCGCAACGAAAAGCTTTGGGAAGAAGAAAACAAAGAAGAAGTTGTTAATGAGCCATCAGGAAGTGACCTTCGCAATATCGGTGTATCAACCGGCGACTTCACTACAGATTTAGAAACAGCCGATGAAATTGAATCAAGTGAAGAAATGGGTGACATGGGTCCAGAAGTAGCTGGTCCTGTCGGCGGCGCTGGCGGAGAAGCAGTTCCAGGTGGAGCAGCAGGACCCGTTGGTGGCGGCGGAATGCAAATCTAAAAGATAAATAGTTTTATGCAACTATTAGAAATGTTCGATGCTCCCGTTAATGGTTTACAGGATGTCAATTCTGACAATAGTAAGCCTGTGTATAGAACATCAAGAAAAACAAAATTAACACTAAAACAAATTCGTAAATTACGTAGAATGTTAGACGTAAGAAATTACGAAAAGAAAAAATATTTAGAAAATGTCCGCAAACAATATGGTGCAAAACCAGAACAACAGGCTGGCGGACCTTCGCTCTAACATATATCTATACTAAAAACTCAAAAAATACATAGTTATTGAGTACTTTTTCTGACTATGGCATAAGTAATTCTACAAAGCCATTTGTATCAGGAGAAATTTCAATGGATATTAAAAAGTATGAAGAATTGATCAATCTAGTGATCAATGAAAATGAAGAACAAGCCCGCGAACTATTTCACGAAATCGTTGTAGAAAAGTCAAGAGAAATCTTTGAGTCAATCATGGCCGAAGAAATGGAAGACGATATGGACGAAGGCATGGGCGGACAAGTAGGTGATCTACTTGACGAAATCAATGCAGAAGAAGCTGGCGTTACTGAGGAAGAAGAAGAACTAGACTTCGCAGATGACGAAGAAGAATTTGAATTCGGCGGCGACGAAGGTGAAGAAGACTTCGGTGACGAAGGCGGCGAAGAAGTTGAAGACGCTGTAATTCGTATTGAAGACAAGCTTGACCAGTTGATGGCAGAGTTTGAAGACATTATGGGCGGCGGCGCCGATGATGACATGGGCGACGAAGGCGAAGAAGAAATGGACTTTGACGCTGAAGAAGAAGTAACCGAAGCTGAAGACGAAGAAGACATGGACGAGTCAGTGATGGAAGCTGTTCAGCTACAGAAGGTTTCTGTAACTCACGGCGACAACGGTGCACAGACCAAGAGCCCAGGCCTACAGAACTCAGGTCAAGCTGGAATGGACAGTCACCCAGTAAAGTTTGCTGGCGCACATGAATCAGTTCCAACTGCTCCCAAGGCTCCAAGCAACTTCTATGCTAAGGGCGAAAAGGAAGTTCCTCACGCAGGAAAGTTCAAGAACGCTCCAGGTCACAAGTCACAGGACCTTGACTCAGCACCAAAGCCAAAGCACGGTGATGATGGTCAGAACACTAAGAGCCCGGTAGCTGAATCACGCCGTTCAGCACGTAGACCAATTCGCTAATAGGAAACTGAGAGAATGGCTTTGTATCTCAGAGAAAATCTAACGTTTGACCGCGCAGGAATGGTGGTTGAATCAATTCGTGAAGAGGGCACTGATTTTAAGACCCTCTACATGAAGGGGATTTTCATTCAGGGCGGGGTAAAAAACGCAAACGAGCGTATTTACCCCGTCAATGAAATTGAAAATGCCGTAGATACTCTAAACAAGCAAATCTCAGAAGGCTATTCAGTTTTGGGTGAAGTTGATCACCCAGATGATCTAAAAATTAACCTAGACCGTGTATCACACATGATTACAAGCATGTGGATGGACGGCGCCAATGGTTATGGTAAACTAAAGATTCTTCCTACTCCAATGGGTCAATTAGTAAGAACGATGTTGGAGTCAGGTGTAAAACTAGGTGTATCCAGTAGAGGAAGCGGAAACGTCAACGATATGGATGGTAGAGTCAGTGATTTTGAAATCATCACTGTTGATATCGTCGCCCAACCTAGTGCACCAAATGCATACCCCAAAGCAATTTATGAAAGTCTCATGAATATGAAGCATGGACATAAAATGCTTGAAATTGCTAAGGAAGCTCAGGGCGACAAAAGAGTACAACGATTCCTTGGTGAGGAAGTAAAGCGTCTCATCAATGAACTTAAGATATAAAAAGGAATCAAACAAATGTTAGATGCTATTAAGCCATTACTTGAAAGCGGTCTCATCAACGAAGATATCGGGCAGCAGTTAAACGAAGCCTGGGAAATTAAGTTGAATGAAGCTCGTGAACAAGTTCGTGCAGAACTCCGTGAGGAATTTGCACAACGTTATGAACATGATCGTAGCGTGATGGTTGAAGCTCTTGACAAGATGATGACCGAAAATCTTTCAGAAGAAATTCAAGAATTTCGTGCTGAAAGACAGGCAATGAATGAAGAAAGAGTTAAAGCACAGTTTAAGCTTCGTGAAAATGCAACAAAGTTCAATGACTTTATGGTTACAAAGTTAGCCGAAGAAATCCGTGAACTACGTGCAGATCGCAAGGCTCAGATGGAAGGTCAAGAAAAACTTGAGAAGTTCATCGTACATGCTCTAGCCCGCGAAATCAAAGAATTCGCTCAGGATAGACAGGCTGTTGTTGAAGCTAAGGTTCAACTCGTTGCTGAAGGCCGCAAGCAATTGGAAGCACTCAAGGCAAAGTTTGTTGCTGAAAGTGCTAAGAAGGTTAGCGGTATGGTCGGAACTCACCTCAAGAGTGAACTATCACAGCTTAAAGAAGATATCCAGTCTGCTAGAGAAAATAACTTTGGACGTAGGTTGTTTGAAGCTTTTGCTAGCGAATTCTCAGTAACTTATCTAAATGATAAGGCTGAAACTCGCAAGATTATGCAACAGCTTGAAGCAAAGGACAGACAGCTAGCAGAGGCTACAGCTAAGCTACAAAATGCAGCAAAGCTTGTAGAATCAAAGGATCGTGAAGTCAGAATTATTAAAGAATCAACTCAGAGAGCTAAGGTCATGAATGAACTTCTTGCACCACTCAATGAGGAGAAGAAGCAAGTAATGAAGACTTTACTAGAAAGCGTACAGACACCTCGTCTACAGCACGCTTTCGATAAGTATCTACCAGCCGTTCTCAATACAGGTTCAGTGGAAGCAATTGCTGAAAAGAAGACTCCCACTAAGTCTGTTATTGTAGAAGCAACTGGTGATAAAACTGCCACTACAAAGACAATTGAAGTTGATGAAGTTGACGACAACGTAATTGACATTAAGCGTCTGGCAGGGCTTTAATTTAAAAAAAGACATATTAGGAGAATTATACATGTCAAAAGTACTTTTAGAAAGCCGTTGGGACGAAACCAAGGACGCCCTGCTTGAAGGCTTAAAGGGCAATCGTCGCTCAACAATGGGTGTTCTTCTTGAGAACACCAAGAAGCAGCTACTTGCTGAAAGCTCAGCCGGTACAACAACTGCTGGTAATATCGCAACTCTAAACCGCGTTATTCTTCCAGTAATCCGTCGTGTTATGCCAACTGTTATCGCTAACGAACTAGTTGGTGTGCAGCCAATGACCGGCCCAGTTGGTCAGATTCACACTCTACGTGTTCGCTATGCAAATAGCTTGACCGACAACTCAGCAGCAGCAACTTCTGTAACTGCTGGTGAAGAAGCACTCAGCCCATTCAAGATCGCACAGGCATACTCACGAGTTCCTTCAGACGCAACTGACACCGATTTCTACACCGGTGCTAACACTGCTGCTCTAGAAGGTAACGGTGGTAAGCAGATTTCTGTGCAGATTCTACGTCAGGCTGTTGAAGCCAAGTCACGTAAGCTCCAGGCTCGCTGGACCTTCGAAGCTGCTCAGGACGCACAGTCACAGCATGGTATTGACGTTGAAGCAGAAATTATGGCTGCTCTCGCACAAGAAATCACTGCTGAAATTGACCAGGAAATCTTGCTCAGCTTGGCAACTCTTGCTTCAACTGAATTCACCTACAACCAGGCAACTGTTTCAGGTACTGCTACTTACGTTGGTGACGAACACGCTGCTCTTGCAGTTCTCATCAACCGCGTTGCAAACTTGATCGCACAGCGTACTCGTCGTGGTGCAGGTAACTGGGCTGTTGTTTCACCAGCTTCACTTACTGTTCTTCAGTCAGCAACAACCTCAGCATTCGCACGTACCACAGAAGGTACATTTGAAGCTCCAACAAACACCAAGTTCGTTGGTACTTTGAATGGTGCAATGAGAGTGTTCGTAAACAGCTACGCTCCAGACACTCAGCCAGTTCTAGTTGGCTACAAGGGTTCAAGCGAAACAGACGCAGCAGCGTTCTATTGCCCATACATCCCTCTAATGTCTTCAGGCGTTGTCCTTGATCCGACTACTTTCGAGCCAGTCGTATCATTCATGACACGTTATGGTTACATTGAATTGACCAACACTGCGTCATCATTCGGTAACGCAGC